CACACAGAAGTTCTTGGGTAGGACTGCAACGTACTCTACCCGGTTGTCCCAATCCATAGACACACGGAGGGAGAGTTCGTTACCCAACTTTTTGCAAATGCTGCCATCGTGTCCCTTGTACCAAGCCTCGGGAGAGTTGCGGACGACCACCTTTTTGCCCGCCAAGAGTGCCTTGACATCACCTTTGACAAAGCACAAGTCCTCGACGGAAGGCTTAGTAACCTTCTTGCCATCCTCATGCCACTCTTGCGACCATTGACCGCCCACATTGCTGTCTTGCCAAGCAAACGGTGGGAAATCGTCCAACGTCTGTAAGAACGCCTTTACCTTCACTATGTTTGTCGTATCTGTCATAACAACCTCTCTTTCTTGTTTTTTGGAGCTTTCGTCCCACTCTGTTAACATTTTCCAACCTTGCTGAAGGAGACTTTGCCATTCTTCACATAGATAGAGCAAAATCTGACAGTGTCATAAAAGCATTGCTCGTTCAACCTGTACTCTAGCATCGTCGTTTTATGAAACGACTCATCAAAGTTCGCCTTGACCCAATCCTTTGCCATCTTCAAGGTAGGGAACGTTCTATGCTGCTTTACGTCCACTAGCCAAATCGTATTCATAACTCTCAGTGTTGCGGTGGGAGTTTTCACCCACACCTTGTTTTTACTCTTCGTTAATGCACATCTATTGGTTAATAGAGAGAGGAAGGGGGATTCTCTCTTAGGCGAAGTAGACCTTCATGTTGTATTCTAGCCTTGTTATGTGCTTCTTGTAGAACGTCCGCCAACTCTTGCTGCTCGTCTGCTCAGCCGCCTTCTTGACGGCTTCTAAGACTGCCTCGGCGTCAGTCCTGTTGTTCGTGGCTGCTGCAACGCCGAAGGTTGCACCGATGGCGTAGTCCGCAAGACCCTTGCCCATTGCGCCCATCTCTTCATATTCTGCCAAGTTTACCATAGCTCTGAATTTTTAAGGGTTATCTTTCTGTTCTCTTTCTACTCTCTTGTACGACAAAGTTAGTGATTTGTTTCGTTTTTAGAAAACATTTCAACAGAAAAAATTCTTGAATTGTATCGTTATGTCTATACAAGTATAAACAGCAAAGAGAGCAATCTCTCGACTGCCCTCCTAGACAAAAAGAATAGATGATGAAAAAGCTGAATCGTTCTACTCCGCAGCCTCCACTGCTGCTGCGTCAAACCAGTACTCCGGCGCTATTGTCGTGGTCGGCGGCTCCATAATGGTAGCTGCCACTGCCAGACCGAGCGCACCATCCGTGTTGCCCTCACGGGTCGAGAGGTTGCAGTAGGGGAATACGATGTAGACATCATCCACCGTCTTCACGATGAACGCCTTCTTCACGTCTACGATACCCCTCTGCCTCTTCCAAGAGGTCGAAGTCCCCGTACCTCCCATAAGAGCGGCCTTCAAGGTGTAGTCGTACTGACCGATGGTGAAGGAGATGGTTATGTCGCCCATCGTCTTCTTTCCCATTCGGTAAATAGACCCCGTGAGCTGGTTCTTGTAGCTGTCCTGCGAAGGCTCAGCCTCCTCCAAGCTCCACGTGTCCTGATGGATGTTCTGCACCTCCTGCGTTGTGTTTGCCGCAAGAAGCGTCTTTAACGAAGCGGCAGTAACGTCCGCCGTGATAGCCGTAGTCTCGCAATACCACAGCTTCTTGATGTCTATTGCTGATACTGTTGCCATTGTTCCAAGGTATTAAGAAATTCAAAAAGTAACCTGCAATTCACGTAGTGCGCTTTCAGCTGCGAGGAGGCGATGACGCTCACCCTGTCACGTTTTAGCCGATACCTCACACCCTCCACGACACCAGTACCTTGCGACAGCAATGTCGAATACTCCCGTTCTAGCGTCTCCAGCCTAACGAGGTTCGCCATGCTTTTCTTCAAGTCGGGAACGACCACGTTCACCTCCACGAAGCACTTAGACCAAGTGCGACCGTATGAGATGTCCTTAACGTGAACGACAACCCGCTCCTGCTCCACCTCACCTTCGGGCATATTCTCACCGCTCCATATAGTGGCTACCGAGCCGTTCCTGAGAAGCGTATAGACCGCCTTGTAGATGTCTGCCGTCGTTACCGTCATATCTTTCCCTCGTTTAACATCTTGTGCGCCTCCAAGACCGCCGTTGTAATAACGACCTTGCCGCGGCTCTCCACCTCCTCCGCATAAGGTGCGGTGTTCTCGATGGTGAGGCACATGCCGTCCACGGAGTATGTATTGGAGGCTCTCAGCCGTCCGGTGACGTCGTGGTAGCTGCCCGTCTCCTTGGCAATCTCCACGGCTGCACGTCCGACCTCGTCCAACCTCTCTCTGACAGCCTCCGCTATCTTCCTCCTCAACTCTTCCGGTATCTCTACGTCCCTCCTACTCATAGGTATATCGTCATATAGTCAAGGTAGTTCGTCTTCGTCACGTTGCTTACCACGCCCTCCCCTCTTATCGTCCCATCCTCATTCTCTACACGTATCTTCTCCCCGACCTTGATGTCCGCCCTGTGCGCCACGACCTTGTAGCGGGGACGGAACACGCGACCCGCCGCATCCGTAACCTCCGCTACGGAAGTATCGTCACAACGGCACGCGCCGACATTCACCCATCCGCCGTCAAGAGGCAGAAGCCGTCCGAACTCGTCCCAAGCCTCCGCCGCCTCGCGCCATACGTACAATATGTGAGGGGAATACATCATAGTCTACCACATTCCACTTCTGTCCCTTATAACGGAAAGCCCCGTCATTGAAGAAATTGTCTCGTCGGGTGTGACCCCGTACCTCTTGCAGAGCCAAAGGTAATACTTGGAAAGGTTCTCGTAGTTCCAAGATACAGAAAAGCCGTTCTCCGACACGTTCGACATCCTCGGACGCAATATAAGCAACGGCAGAGCCTCCGTCAGTGCCAATCCCACCGCTCGGGAGTTCTCCGCCGTATACTCGTCGTCGGGCGAGAAAACCGCATTCAGATAAATGTCGGTCAGCTCGCCCTCCGTCACTCCGAAGGGGCGCAATGCGTCATTAAGATACTGGCTTATCGTCATTGTCAACCTTCTTTCTCCCACGCTTGCCGAAAAGCGTGTCACCCTCCGCCTGCTTCGGTGCCTCCTCCTGCAACTGCTCGGAATCGCAATCGCATTCACACTTACACTCGCACAGACCGAGCTTGACAAGGAAGCGGCCTCGTGAGTCCTCCACGTCTATGACCTCACCCACCTTGTGAATGAGGTCGAAGTTCCGAATGTCTCGGAACTCCGACTTCACCGTCAACTTCATGCCTGTACCGTCTTCGTGTCGAGGGAATAAATCCTATCCACGTTGTCAAGCACTGGCAGTACCATCGCCTGAGATGCCGTGAACTCACGGAGAGGGTCTGTCTTCGAGTACTTCGAGGTGAGGATGAACTCGTCAACGGTCGCATACTGAACGCCCGGAACGGGACGCTTAGACTCCGCAACGGTAGTCCATACGAGAGAACCAAGACGCTCATCGCAAGTGAAGGTCATTGCACCCTCCTGCCACGGCTTGTGGTTGTTCTTCGCACCGTTGATTTCCGTCTTGATGGAGCGGTTGACGCGATGCAAGGTGACACCCCAACGTGTAAGGAACACGCTTGCCGCCTGTTCAAGGTTGAGGACTGGTATTGCACCGCCAGTGATAGATATACCCGCGTTGAAGGCATACTGCTCCCTGACCTGCTTGTTGGCGTAGTACGCCTTCAATGCAACATCGTCCGCCCAAACGTCCGTTATGACGTTTCCGTCCGCCTGCGCCTTATCGAACACCTTCTCGATGTCGTCGATAGCCGTAGCCGTCGTCGGGTTTGCCGCCCATGCGGAAGATACGCCAAACTTGTTGGCAGTCGGGAAGCCGTAGTCGATACGGACACCGGTACCCGTGGAGTTCGCCGAGAGAGCCACACCGCTGCTGAGACCCGAGAGGAACATATCCTCCAGACGCTCATAGATAGCCTCTATGACACGTGGGGTGTCCTCGAAGACCCTATCGACGATGGAGGCGAGAGGAAGATTCTGCGCAATCATTGCGTCGATGTCCTTCATCTGCTTCTCCGACAGATAGAGTTTGAGACCCAGCTTCGGAATCTCTCCCGTCACCGTCTCGATGGTGTCACGGCTCTTCAACGGAAGCTCGCTGTCAAGGGCGACAATATCCGCTGCTACTCGGTTGTAGTAGCAGCGGATATTGTCGCCCACCTTCCGTCCGCCGTATAGCGTGGTGT